AGATGTAATAGCATTAACAGGTGATTTAGCTACAGGGCTAGCACTTTGACCATCACCACTGGTAGCATCACTACCTCCATCAGCAGATGGAATAGCATTAACAGGTGATTTAGCTACAGGGCTAGCACTTTGACCACCACCACTTGGGTCTTGCATTAATTTTGCCATAGCTAAAGCAGCATCAACACGTTTAGCTTGTTCTTCTGTATAAAGTTCACGTGGAACAGATTTACCATTAATGGTTATAGGAATACCACCACGTAATTCTGCAGTATATTTTGCTCCTAATGGTAGACCCATTTGAGCAGCAAAAGATCTGATTAGCTCATCTGAGTCTGCATGATCTTTTTCAATCGAATCAATTTGTTGTTCAATTAAAGATTTAGTTTTTGGAGCAGCAGCTGCTCGAGCTCCCGGTGCTTCTATCACTGAACCACGACCCGCGCCAGCATCTGGACGAGGAGTATCTGGTTCGTACATGCCGGTGAAATTGCCCATGCCGTCGTATATCGGAGCTCCTGGCTTTGGTGCACCGGTGTCTATAGTGTCTGGCTTTGATTCAGCTTTAGCAGCTGGTTTCTTTTCTTCTGAACCCTCATCGCCCTTACCAGCAAACTCTTGATAGAGCTCATAGATTTCCCAAGCTGTAGACAAAGTGCCAAGTATACTGATGGCCGTCCATACCCAACCCGGACCCGGTAAAGCAAGTCCAGCGCCGGCTGAAGCTAATCTTAGACCCACCTTCTTGAACAGAGTCGGAGATTTTTTCTCTAACCAAGTTAAAAATCTAGCCCATTTACTTCCGCCCTTAGCAGCATCAACTGCAGCAGTCTCAGCTTTAGTTGCTCCCCGCGCAGCAGCTTCAGCATTTGATACCATTTGACCGGCTGGTTTTCCGGGTTCTGACGGTTCGTGGAATCTACCAGTCTTTTCGTTGTATACCGGTTTTGGTTTTTCTGGAGCACCACCGGGTTTAGTTGCTGGTTTTTCTGGTGTTGCACCCGGTTTACGACGTTCGAGATCAGGAATATCCGGAATCCCAAGAGGATTGTTTCCACCTAAACCATTAATTCCGTCTTTTAATAAGATTTTCTGTAGTAGAGCGTTTGTCTGAGAAACGTTTCTTGTAAGACCGTTGAAGCCTTCAGCCATCATCGCTGACTGTGAAGAAATTATATCGTTTGTTTGCTTTATGACTGCAGTCTGAGAGTTGAGATCGCTCTGCAGATCTCTGATAGCTATGACAGTGTCTTTACCGCTGTCTCCTGTACTTGCAGTTTGTTTTCCTGATTCTTTAGCGTCAGCAGCACCAGCATTTGGTTTAGACATCATTGTGCCGGCAATAGTTTTACCGACAGCACCCTCTAAGAAATTTTGTCCAACACGACCAGCAATATCTGATATCTTTTGCCCTATCGTATCTGATCTTTGTTGAGATTTTTCAGAGGGACTCGAAGAAGATTGCTGTGGAGGTGTAGAAGATTGCGGTTTAGTCTGCTGCTTTATTTGCTCTTGAGCTTTAGGACTAAACCCTTTGACATCTTTTGTTGGTATTCTAGCCATTATGAACTCATCTTAGTTATTTTTTCTTGACCTCTAGTCCAAGCTGAGACACCAAGTATCGCACCGAACGCAAGATGAATCAAACCGCCATTAGATAGAGTAAGACTCTGCCAAGCTACGTATCCTGCAGTGATACCATCTCTCTTAAAAAATACCGGAAGAAACATGCTTATAAGTGGAAAAACAATAAAGTCCATAGCACATATAGCCATATAAAGCCAACCCATAGCTGGACGCCAATAAGCTTTGACCCAGTGCTCTTCTTCTTTGTTGATCTGTTCGTTAACAACTTTTTCATCGATAGAAGCTTGAGCTAAACCAACACTAGCAGAAGCTTGCGCTTGAGAAGCCATAGCTTGTGCTTGAAGAGTTGTTTGTGCCTGTGCTACCTGTGCACCGTTACCGTTTCCGTTGTTTACAGCTATAACTGTAGGAGACGAAGACGGTACCGGTTCATCGTTAGGATCTACTGAAGCGCCAAATTTAGCCATTCTTCTTTGCCTGTTCTGCAACCTGATTTAAGTGGGCGAGCAAGTATTGAAGGTATATGTCACGCTCGTAGGGTATAAGATTTTCTATTTCATTCAATGAATATTTATGATGCTGAATCAGAGAGAAGTTTGTGCTATAATAGTTTTCTAGACTGTTATGACTCAGCGCAACGTAAAAAAATCATTTAATGAAGATAGATCAATAGATCTATCGTTCCCTAAAGAATTCTTGTATTTTATAGTATAGCTCATCTTCGGAGCGGTCATCAAGAAAGAGTTAAGCTTCTCAAAAGACTTAATATCTAGATCTTCTACAAACTGTAACAGATCTTCTACAGAGAAGTTTTTAGCTTCATACACTGTATCTTCATCGTAGACTTTATCGATGCATCTTATCACCAGATCTACGGTAGCATTTTCTGGTGAAGAGTTTAAGAAAGTCTTGTCAGAATAAAGAGAAGCTGAAGGGTATCTCATAATGATTCCCATCTTATCTGTTACTGCGATCTTGTTTTCTATATTTTCTGGATAGATAATGTTTACATCATCTAAATTAACATCAAAGTCATATAGCTTATCGTCTTCAAAATCTCTGTATGATAACTTAACAATATTATTAACAGAAAGAGCTCTTATTTTTAAGAAGATGTACTCAAGATCGAATATAGCTATCTTCTCGGCATCAAAAGAATCATCCATAGCACAGTTGTTGACTACTTGTTTTATCGCAGATAAGATATCGTTGTCGTCTTCACTAGACTTTGCTACAAGTAAGATTTTTTCTTCTTTGACTAAAAACTGTCTGAACTTCATTTTCTTCTTAAGAGAAGGAATCAAGATATCAAACTGAGGATGCATAATTTTAGGTAAAGACATAATTTACTCCATGATGTTGATTTTAGTAGTCGACTACTTGTGGTATAGCAGCTCTTTGGCGAGAATTTACTTGACTTGAAGAAGGATCTCTGTTGACAGTAGTAACCGGCGAAGCTCTATTTTGATCACGTAAGAATGTTTCGAGACCATTAGTACTAAGATTCAATGCAAAGTCACTTATGTTTCTTAGATTCCACGATCTAAAATTGAATTTCACGTTTAACTTCAATATATCAGATGAACCCCAGTTCAAAGACATATCTGAGATAGATACTGGAAAAGCATCTATAAGATCTATGATAATAGGTGGTTTTTCTACAGATTCAAAGTTATCGCTGTACACTACTATAGTTAAAGTAGTAGCATAGTCATTTTTATAAGACATCTGATAGTGACTGTTACTGTCGATATCAAAATCGTATATAAGCTTCATCCAGTTTTGAAAGAAATTCCAAGTCTTTGCTTTTCTATCTATTCTAAAAGATACATCGCAGTCAGTAAAAGCAGCACCCCAAACAGCTTTTTCGAGTGTACCGACTCCCTGTCTTCTGATCTCTGAAGTCTGTAGACTTATACCCGGAATCATAGCAGATTCAGCATAGAAGAACAAAGAGCTAAGATCTCCGTAAGAAGACGGTAATCCGTTTGGCTTTGTTACAAGAACACCAAACTTGTTGTTCTTTAGAAAACCGCCGTTAACGGCTACTTCAGCTTTTAACTCGTTTATGTTGAATGGCATCTATTTACACCGATAAGAATGAATCTTTGAAGACACGAGACTTGTTAGCTTTAGCGAATCTTTCAGTCGGTAACATCAGAGCTTTGTCCCAATTTTCAGTTTGTACGAACAGGTATTTGCTTTGAACATGCCCGTATAGGTATCTCTTAAAACACGGTGCAAAGTATTTAAACCTAGAAGCACCCTTTAGTATTTGATATGAAATCTTTAATTTTGTACTATCATCATATTTATTGTTGTTTCTAAGAGTGTATAAAGCATCCATAAGCTTAGCTCTTAGTTGGGGTGCTATATAATGTAAGTTCAATCCGTAGAAACCATCTTCTGCAAAATCTACAAGAATGATGAGTGGAAACTTATCATAGTAAGGAAGAATATCTTTTGTTTTAGGATCATAGAAGTACATGAACATCTGACCTATGTTCATGTTGTTCAAAGAAGTACGAACGTTCTCTTTGTCGTTCATTAGTTTGGGTGCGCTTACAGTAGCTACGTTAAAGGCTGCATCACGAAACCATTTAATAGACTCCTGACTAAAGTCATTAGTTATACCGGCTTTAGAACCTTTATTAGCTAAAGTTTGAAAGATATATGCCATTAGAACTTGATATCCAATTCTCGTTCTGTGAAAATATGAAAAGACCATTTACGATCTGCGCAGTATTCTGCAGCTGCTTTCCATTTTGCTTGATTAACACCGTACGTCATAACTTCAGTGATATACCTTTTTGTTGGCTTTTTTTGTACTGCCGGCGGTTGTGTTTGAGCGGCCGGTTTGACTTCTATGATAGAGTTTTCAATCATACCCTGCTTATTTATTTTTTTAACATAGAAGTCAGGAAAGTAACGATGCCATCTTCCATCTACCGGTGACTTGTACGGTATAAAAAACTCTTCAGAGCTCCATTCCAACACGTCCGGATGATTATCTAGATGAGACATCAACTTAAGTTCCCATCCAGACCTATAAATAATATTACTTGGATTACCACGATATTTTTGTGGATTCTTTGGTTTGAAATAGCCTTTGTATGCCATACTCTATTTTCTCATAATAAATAATTATTTATAAGGTAACACATGGCTAACGGTACGACTCAACAAGTAATAAAT